ACAAAGGTTTATTTAGAACCTAAAGACACAAGTTTTATATTTGAGTATAACTCAACAGGGGCTACAGGCGTACCTAAATATTACGCAATGTGGAAAGAAACTACTATCATTATGGCTCCTACACCAGCTTCAGCTTACAATTGTCAGTTAAGTTATGTTTATACACCTGACCATTTATCAGCTACAAATACAACTACTTATCTTAGTGATAACGCTCCTGAGCTATTGTTATATGCAACATTAGTAGAGGCGTATGGTTTTTTAAAAGGCCCTATGGATATGTACAAACTGTACTCAGACAAGTATAATATAGCTATGCAAGGTTTTGCGTTAGAGCAAGTAGGCAGAAGACGTAGAGACGAGTATCAGGACGGGACACCACGATTAGTCGTGCCTGCACCATCTCCTGATCAAATGCAATAAAAAATTATAATTACTAAGGAGAAATTATTATGGCAATACAACAAGCAGTTTGTAATTCATTCAAACAACAAATACTAGAGGGTCAACATCAATTTGAAAGTGGTGGTGACGTTTTTAAATTAGCGTTATATACATCTGACGCAAACTTATCAGCAGCTACAACAGCGTACTCAACATCTCAGGAAGTACCTGATTCTGGTGAATATGTTGCGGGTGGAGGAGCATTACAAAATCAACAAACAGGGCTAGACACAGGTGTAGCAATAGTTGATTTTGATGATTTATCTTTTACAGGTGTTACATTAACAGCTAGAGGAGCTTTAATTTACAATACAAGCGATGCTAATAAAGCAGTATGCGTATTAGATTTTGGATCAGACAAAACTGCAACTAGTGGAACATTCACTATTCAGTTTCCAGCATTCACATCAGCAGCTGCAATATTAAGAATCGCTTAATAACGAGCAGGAATATGAATGGCATCAACTTGGGGCACAAATCTATGGGGTTCTAATGCTTGGAACTCTGATAATAATATAATTGCCCCAAGTGGTGTCGAATCAACAACTTCCGTAACTTCAGTAACCGTAGACGCTCAAATTCAAATTGGGTGGGGTGGTTTAGCTTGGGGCGAAGGTGAATGGGGAGATTTAGCAAACCCTAACATCGACGTTTCAGGATTAGCAATAACTTCAAATACAAATGCAGTAACAATTTCTGCAAACGCAGATGTAACTATTGATACTACCGTAACAGGGCCAGCAGATATTGGAATGAGTTCTGCAACCGATGGCGTTGTTGCAGGAACCTCTGTTTTAGTAACAGTAACAGGTGAAGAAGCTACATCAACAGTAGGAGATGCTTTTGGTGGTGAAACTAATGTTGTACAAGTTACTTCTCCTTCAAACGATCCTTGGGGTAATGAAACTTGGGGTAATGGTTTGTGGGGTGTTGGTGACGGTATAACTTTATTAGGAGACGCAACTGTAGTAGCTCAAGGTGATGCATCAGTAACACTTACAGGACAAGAATTAACTTCTACAACTGGTACAGCTGTTTTAGGTGTATCTATTTTAACTACTCCAACAGGACAAGAATTAACTTCTTCAGAAGGGACAGTATTTGGAGGAGAAGTTATAGAGATACAAGTAACTACTGCTTCAGCACAACCTTGGGGTGAGTTAGCTTGGGGTGATGGAGAATGGGGTCAATCTGTTGGTACAGATATTGCAATAGGAGCAGATGCTGTATTAACACCTTCAATTGATGTTCTTGTAACAGGAGAACAGCTAGATTGGACTATTGGTACTGAAACAGTAATTGGAGATGCTAATGTAACACTAACAGGAATTGAAATTACAGTAACTTTAGGTGATGCAGATGCCTTTACAAATGTTACTGCTCAAGTTACAGGTCAACAATTAACATCATCTGTAAGCAATGTTTTAGCTGGAATTAGCCAATTAGTTACTCCTACAGGAGTGACAGCAACTACAAGTACAGGTATAATGGGTATAAATGCTTGGGCTGTAATTGAGCCTAATGCAAGTACAACGTGGAGTGTTGTTGACAAAGCAGCGGCTTAAAAGTAAAATTATTAAATATTAGGAGTTATTTATGGCATCAAGTTATTCTACAGATTTAGCACTCGAACTAATGGTAACAGGGGAAAACTCTGGTACGTGGGGCGATAAAACAAATACAAATTTAAACTTAATTCAACAAGCAATTGCAGGTTATGAAGCTATTGATGTTGCATCAGCAGATGTAACATTAGCGATGACTAATGCAACAATTTCAAATGCTAGAAATGCTGTTCTTAAATTAACAGGAACTTTAGCAGGTACAAGAGTTGTTAATGTACCAGATGGAATTGAAAAAACTTATATTGTTGTTGATGGTTCAACTCACAGCGGAAATTCTTTAACAATCAAAACAGTATCAGGAACAGGCGTAGCTTTAACAGAAGGTAAAACAACAATTGTTTATTCAGATGGAACAAACGTAGTTGAAGTACCTTACTTAAAAGATATTTCTGAAGATACTACACCTCAATTAGGTGGAGATTTAGATGCCAACGGAAATGATATTTTAATTGATGGTGGAAATTCTATTAATGATGAAAATGATTTAGAACAAATTAAATTTGCAACTACTGCTTCTGCAGTAAATGAATTCACTGTAACAAATGCTGCAACTGGAAATGCTCCAGCTTTATCGGCAACAGGTGATGATACTAACATTGATTTAAATTTAACACCAAAAGGTATTGGTAGAGTAACATTTAACGGTGCAGGAAAGATTCAACAATTAGCAGAAAAAGTAACTAACTCAGCTACTGCAGCTACAGGAACTGTAGACTACGATGTTATTACTCAAGCAGTTTTAAACTATACTACAGATGCTTCAGGAAACTGGACATTAAACATTAGAGGAGATGCTTCTAATTCACTAGATTCTATTATGGATACAGGTGAATCAATTACAATAGCTCATCTAGTTTCACAAGGCGGAACTGCATATTATAATTCAGCAGTTACAATTGATGGTAGTTCAGTAACTCCAGAATGGCAAGGCGGTTCAGCACCTACAGGTGGTAATGCTAGTAGTATTGACGTTTACACATATACTGTTATAAAAACAGGAAGTGCAGCGTTTACTGTTTTAGCATCTCAAACGCAGTTTGCATAATAGGAGGATTACAAAGTAATGCCAATTTTAGGTTCATTCGGAGCAGGATCCAAAGCAGGATTTGGTAGAGGCGGTAAAAAACTTTACTTAGAAGCTACGGGTGGTACGATTACTGATTCTGGCGGTACAAGATTCCATAAATTTACAGGTTCAGATACTTTCACTGTAACAGCTTTAGGAAATGCTTTAGACGGTGTTGCTGGAGATGCTGTTAACTACGCTATAGTCGCAGGCGGAGGTGGTGGAGGAACTGATAACGGAGGAGGAGGCGGAGCGGGCGGTTACTTACTTGTTGACGACCTTTCTCAAACAGTTACAGTACAAGCATACTCAATTACAGTAGGAGGCGGAGCAGGAGCTGGAGGTTCAGGATCGGCTTCATCTGCTTTTGGAAATAGTGCAACAGGTGGTGGTGCTGGAGCTAACTTAAATGGTGGAGCCTCTAACGGGGGATCAGGAGGCGGTGGTTCTAACAACAGATCTGCAGGATCAGGAATTGCAGGACAAGGAAATAACGGTGCATTTACAGGAACATTCACAGGCGGTGGCGGCGGAGGAAAATCTAACGCTGGAAGCGGTCGAGACGGTGGTAATGGATATACATATTTAAATGGAGAAGAATATGGAGGCGGCGGCGGTGGCGGTCAAAACAATAGTACACCAGGAAATGGTGGAAACGGTGGTGGCGGAAAAGGTTCATTTAGCTGTGCTAACAATGATGCTGTTGCAGGAACAGTAAACACAGGCGGCGGCGGTGGCGGCGGCGGTGGAGCACAGTGTGCAGGAGCAGGAAGAGGAGGCGGAAGCGGTGTAGTAGTTATTAGCTACCCATACGCAGCATAATATTATGGCACATTTTGCAAAATTAAATAACAATTCAATAGTTGAAGAAGTTGTAGTAGTCGATAATGCTAAGATAATAGATAACGGAGTTGAGTCAGAAGTTAAAGGTGTTGAGTTTCTAACAAATTTAACAGGTCATTCTAATTGGAAACAAACTTCTTATAATATGCATAGAGGAGTTCATTTAACAGGAGGTACTCCTTTTAGATTAAATTATGCTCAACCTGGTTTTAAATATGATGCAGATTTAAATGGATTTATTCAAGCTGAAAGTCCTTATCCTTCTTGGACTTTAAATACTTCAACTGGATATTATCACGCACCAGTGCCTAGACCAGATCCTGGTAGTGGATATTCTTGGGATGAGGAATCTCAATCTTGGGTACAATAATTGTTTTTATTTTAAAAGCATAGTATATATTACCCAATATGTGGGTATACAAATTTTCTCACCATAAAGAAATAAAAAATAAACTATTGGAATTAATATCTACAATAGAAGACAAAACTTTAAAAAGTGAAAAAGATAGAATAAGTAAAACTGACTGGTTTTTGCCAAAAGATTACAATAGAGAATATTTAAATTTATTTTATGATAAGATAAATGATTGTATGGATCTTATGTGTAATCAATTAAAAACTAAAAATTGGCAAATACATAATGGTTGGTTTCAACAATATAATAAAAATGACAAACATACGTGGCATTTACACGAAGGTTGTTCAATGTCTGCGGTATATTATTTAGAACTACCCAATAAAAATTTAACAACTGAATTCATTAATGGACAAAAGCCAAAAGTTAAAGAAGGTGATGTACTATTTTTCCCATCTTTTTATTTACACAGGTCTCCAATAAATAATTCAAAAAAAAGAAAGACTGTTATCGCATTTAATTGTTCTTTTTATGATTGGAATGAAAAATATATAATTAATTAAAATGAATTATAAAGTTATTGCAAATTTTTTACCAGTAAAAGAATTTAAAATACTACAAGATTATCTATTTAATAGTGAAATAGGTTGGTTTTTTAGAGATAGTCAAACTAGAGATTCAAAAAATAAAGACTATTATTTTACTCATTCTTTTTATAATAATTTTAGAATTAATTCAGAAGTATTTATTCCTCTTATTGTACCTATTTTAAATAAACTAAACGCAGTAATGATAGATGAAGTAAGAGCAAATTTATTTGTAAATAGATTTAAACAAATAAAATCAGAAGCTCATATAGATAAACCATATAAAAATTGTACGACGGCTATTTTATATATGAACACAAATAATGGATACACTAATTTAAACATTAATAATAAAGATATAAAAATACTAAGTGAAGAAAATAAAATTTTAATTTTTAATAATGAAATAAAACATAGTGCAGTTAGTCAAACTAATACAGCAAGAAGAATAATCATTAATTTTAATTATTTAACTAAAGAAGATATTTAAATATTGACTTAAATTATAGTAAAGATATATTTATAAACATAAAGTATGAAAATAAAAAAAATTAAACATAGAATAAGCTTAGACTATATAGAACAAGAATTTTATAGAAATTTGCAGTTTGTTTTTTTAGGGGATGATTTTCCTTGGTTTCTTAAAAAAGAATCAGATCTAGGAGATCCACAAACAAGTTATTATTTTACACATATATTCTATCAAAATAATATTGCACACAGTAATTATTTTAACTTTATTCAAACAAACTTACTTAATTTTATAAAGATTAATTCTTTAATTTCAGTTAGGGCTTTTATGTTTCCATCTAATAAAGAAGTTAGATCAATTGAAATTGAAAATGAATTTGATTTTAAACATAACCAAGCAATATATTTTGTTAACACAAATAATGGAAATACAGTTTTAAGCGACGGAACTAAAGTAACTCCAAGAGAGAATTCTATATTATTTATGGAATCTTCTGATAAACAACATTCAGAAAATTGTACTGATAAAAAAGCAAAAGTAATGATATTAATAGATTATTTTTAAATATGGCTTCAATACCTACAAAAGAATCTTTCATATACCAAGATAAAATTGATCCTAAAATTTGTAAGGATTTAATTAAATGGTTTAAAGAAAATAAAAAAAGTGCAGTTCCTGGTTCTACTTTTTATGGAGTGGATACTAAAACAAAAGATTCTGAAGATATTTATGTGCATCCTATTTTTAATGATTATCCGTTTGATAAATATAAACTAGGTCTTCAAAAAGCTTTAGATGGTTATATGAAATTATATCCTGAAACAAAAACTCTTCTTGCTAGATATACAGTGTCTGAATTATTTAATCTTCAATACTATAAACCAGGAGGAGGATTTAAAAAACTACATTGTGAAAGAAGTAATGCTGGTAATGCAAAAAGAGTTTTAGTTTTTATGACGTATTTAAATACGGTTAAAGACGCTGGAACGGAATTTCCAAATCAAAACTTTACTGCAGATTGTGTTGCTGGATCAACTCTTATATGGCCTTCTGACTGGACTCATTCTCATAAAGGTGTGATAAATATGAAAAAAGAAAAGTATATTATTACTGGTTGGTGGTCGTTTTTTTAATGAATAACAAATTAGAATTAAAGGAACATAGTAATTTTTTAACACAAAGAAATTTAGAGTTTATAAATCAAATTGTACTAAGTAAAGATTTTCCTTTTTTTATTCAAAATTTTGATCCAATAGATGAAAAAAATTTATATAAATCAAAGAACATATTTCTATCTCATACCGTACAAAAAAGACTTGAAACCTGTAGTCTAAAAGAAGCTGTTAACTCTCCTTATTATGAAGAGTCTGTAGATATATTAAATAATTTTTGTAAGGCAATTAATCAAAAAGTTATGTTTTATACACGTATTAATTATAATCTAACTTTTAATAATGGTAATAAAAAATCACACATACATTTAGATCACGATGGTTTTGACCATAAACAGATAATCATTTATTTGAATGATTGTGATAAAAATGCTACAACTTGTATTGTAAATGATAATAATAAATTAATAAAGGAGATAGAACCAAAAAAATATAAAGGTATATGTTTTAATAGTTTAAAACATTATCAAAGATTTCCAAAAACAGGACATCGTGTTATTTTAGTTGCCACATTTATATGATAATTAGAGATTTATTTAAAACAAGTGTTGCACAAGTGAACCTTAATATTGATTTAAAAAAGCTAGAAAGTTTTTGTTTAAATCATATGAAAAAAGATAAGGGAAGGCACAGAAGTAATCCAACTGGATATCAAAGTAATGATTTACTTTTGTTTAAAGAGACAAAAGAATTACAAGAAAACATTCAACAATATTCAAAAATATATTTAAAAGATGTATTAAAACAAAAAGAAGAAGTTGAATTAGTTGATTTATGGTTTAATTTAAATAAAAACAAAGATTATAATATGTCTCACTGTCATCCTAAAAGTAAAGTTTCAGGATGTTTCTATGTATCAGCTCCAAAAGATTGCGGTAATATAGTATTTACAAATCCTTCACCAATTGACAATTTTTTATCTCAAGATGATAACTATGAATATAATCATCATAACTCTAGAACTTGGTTTTTACCAGCCTTAGCTGGTTGTTTATATATTTTTCCATCTTGGATATTTCATCACGTTGAGCCTAATTTATCGAAAAAGACAAGGATTAGTTTTGCTTTTAATATAAAGTAGGTCGTATTTATAGACAAAAATAAATGGTGTATAATACCTTTATGCCATTACGAAAAGTACAATTTGCACCAGGATTCAATAAACAAGCTACTTCATCACAGGCCGAAGGTCAGTGGGTAGATGGAGATAATGTTCGTTTTAGATATGGAGCCCCTGAAAAGATAGGGGGTTGGGAACAGGTAATGGCTTCTACATTAGTAGGTGCAGCTAGAGCCATTCACACTTGGGCTGATTTAGATGGACGAAGATTCGCTGCTATCGGTACAAACAAGATATTATATATTTATGATGGTAATAATTATTATGATATTACACCTTTAGATAGTTCCTTGAACGTGGCAGGTTGTGATATAACCACGGTCAACGGATCATCGACAGTTACAATTACAACACCATCAGCTCACAATCTAGAAGTAGGAGATATTCTTACATTTGCTAACGCAGGTTCATTTACAGCTGGTCAAACTGATTACACAGCATCAGACTTTGATGACGTACTTTATGAAGTACAATCTATTCCTACAACTTTAACTTTTACAATTACTATGGCTTCTGCGGAAACTGGAACAGGAGCAACGAACAACGGAACTTTAGACACACGTCCTTATTATAAGATTGGCCCTTTATTACAAGCATATGGATACGGATGGGGTACAGGTACTTGGAACTTATCAACTTGGGGTACACCAAGAACAACTTCAAACGCTATACTAGATCCTGCTTCTTGGTCTTTAGATAACTACGGTGAGTTACTAATAGCAACTATTAAAAACGGCCCTGCTTTTCAATGGGATCCTAATGGAGGAACAGGTGTAACAACAAGAGCATCCTTAATTACCAACGCTCCAACTAAATCAGTTATGTCTATTGTATCTGATAGAGATAGACATTTAATATTTTTAGGTACTGAAACAACAATAGGATCTCCTACAACACAAGATAAAATGTTTATTAGATTCTCTGATCAAGAGAATATTAATGATTATACACCTACATCAACTAATACTGCAGGTACATTTAGAATAGATTCAGGAACAAAGATTATAGGAGCAGCTAAAGGTAAGGATTATATTCTTATTTTAACAGATACTTCTGCATACTTAATGCAGTACGTTGGTGCTCCATTTACATTTAGCATTAGACAAGTAGGTTCTAATTGTGGATGTATAGGTCAACATTCTATAGTATTCGCTAACGGAGCTGTCTATTGGATGGGGGATTCTGGTGGCTTTTTTATGTTTGATGGAACAGTTAAATCAATGGGTTCTTTAGTAGAAGACTTTGTATTTACTACTACAGCAGATAATTTAGGTTTTAACTTTTCAGCTAGCGAGCTTACTTATGGTTCACATAATAGTTTGTTTGGAGAAATAACTTGGTTTTATGCATCTGCTACATCAAGCTATGTTAATAGGTCAGTTACCTATAATGTAGGTGAACAAGTATGGACTACAGGTTCTTTAGCTAGAACAAGCTATGCGGATGCTCACGTATTTGAAGACCCTATGGCAACTAAATTTGACACATCGATTGCTCCTACAACACCAACGGTTAATGGAGTATCTAACGGTGCAAGTTATGTATTTAATCACGAAGTAGGAACTAATGAAGTATTAGATAATGGTAATACGGTTAATGCTATAGCAGCATACATTGAATCAGGAGATTTTGATTTAGATGTAGATGGAGACGGTGAATACTTATGAGAGTTAGTAGATTTATACCAGACTTTAAAGATTTACAAGGAAATGCTAAAGTAACGATTTTACTAAGACGATACCCTGCAGATGTTCAAACAAGTTCTACACTAGGGCCTTTTACAGTTAACTCTTCTACAGACAAGATAGATACAAGAGCTAGATCTAGATTAGCAGCAGTTAAAATAGAAAATGATGCTGTTGACGACAGATGGAGATACGGTGTATTTAGAGTAGATATATCACCAGATGGAAGAAGATAATGGCTAAAGTACAAGTATTTTTACCTGAACCACCGCAAGAGTTTTCTACTGAAAGTTTTAGACAGATTAACCAAGCGTTGGAAACATTACAAAATCAGTTAAATACTAACTATCAAAAAGAAGCAATTGAGAAAACTCAAAGACAAAATTGGTTCTTAATGAGAGGAGGTTGTTAATGTCTCAAGGATGTAACAACGTAAATGTAGAACCAGTAGTTATTGGTGGTGGAAATGGATCAAATGCTTATGATGCATTTGGAAGATTAAGAGTTTCTAATCCATTTACTATTTTTGATAGTACAAATGTAATGTCAAAAAATAATCTTTTTGATGAAT